TTCTCTCTCCCTTTGTTTCTTAGTTAACCAGCGCACCGACGCCGGTCGAGAGCGTCGACGGCCTTGAAGGCCGCCACCGCGGGGGCGCCCAAGATCTCGATAACGATCTCGATTCCGCGGGGGGTGGGTAGGATGCCGTTGCGAAGGTCGCTGGCAACGCTATCGCGGAATCCGCCGCGACCGTCTTCGAGATCATCGGCAAGGGCGATGATGGGCTTGAGGGCCTCAAGGCGAGCCGTCTTTTCGGCGACGTGCCTTTGCTCGGCCACTTCCCAATCTGTGAAGCCGCCGTTGCGGTCACGCTGGGCCTGGAACTCGGCATCGATGGCGGCGTGACGTTTGGCTTGAGCCTTCTCGCGGGCGCGGCGGTTCTTCTCCGCCTTCGCGATGTCGATCAGGCCTTGGTCACCTGTCTTCTCGATGCAGGTCGAGCCTACAACGGAGCGGACGCCATCAGCGGAAACGATATGAAAGCGGATGCGGATGCCGGTGCCACAATGGCGACAACCATCGGGTTTCTCGTCGACATCGACGAAGCGGAAGGGAGCCTCCCCCAGGCCGCTCTCAGTGAATTTATGCGTGTTCGTCATTGGTCAGTGCCTCCTCTAATATTGAGAATGTATAGGCACTGACTATAGGGTGTCAATGAATTTTTTAGCTAATGACTTATTTGATTGTAATCACTAGCTATTGGGGACGCCCAAGCGGATGGCTAAGGCCTGTTTCGAAACGCGAAGTCGTCGGGCTAATTTTTCGAGGTCGAGCTCCTCGTCCAGAAACGCTTTTTCGAGGATCTCGTCGGGCATCAGGATCTCGGCCGCCAATCTATTCGCTTCCACTTCCATTCCGGTCGACAACCCCGAGCGCCGCAGCTCGTCGTCGATAATACCGTCGCCGATCTGGTGGCGATGTTCGAGGTAGTGAACGATCTCGTGGGCCAAGGTGAACCGCTGACGATTCGGATGATGATTAGCGTTTAGGGAAATTTGATACCGATCGTTCGTTCGCCGGATCCCCCCGCAAAACGTATCGACGGCCTCGACCTGCACGACCTCTATATTAAGGCGCTGGCAAATACGGCCCAAGTTCACGGGGACGCCGTCGGCCATGACATCGTGAACAATGCGCCAGGCGGCCTCATATTCGCCGAAGACATCATCCTCATCCCACGCATCCGAGGGAGCATCGGAACCGGGGATGCCGTCGTTCCCAAGCGGGGTGCCGTCGCCTGCGTACATCTCCCCCGCACCCGTCATCAACCAGGTTAAATCAATCCCCAAGAGCTTCGCCAGTTTCCCAACCCGGCCGACGTCGGGCCGGGATTTACCATGGAACCAGGCGTTCACACTCGGCTGGCTCACTTTCAAGTAGCGAGCGATATCAGCCTGCGACAGCTCTGATTTTTCGAGGGCGTATTTGAGACGCTCTAAAAACATAACTCACTGTATAGCGTAACCCTATATTAATCAACGAAATAGCCTATCCCTATTTTTTTGTTGACCGCTAATAGCCAATACCTTAGAAGTGGGGGATGCGAACCGATCCCCTAAAAAAGGCAATAGCTATCGCCGGCGGCGTGCAACGCCTCGCCGACGCGCTTGGCATTCGCCAGCCGTCCGTCAGTGGCTGGAAGCGCACCCCCGTGCTACGGGTCCTGGACGTGGAGCGGATCACCGGCGTCCCCCGCTCCGAGTTGCGCCCGGACATATATCCGGCGGACCCCATCTGATGCCCAGATACCAGAACAATATTATCTGCCTCGGCATCGACCCAGGCCTCTCGGGCGCCGTCGCCCTCCTCGGCCATGGGTATCTAGCGGTCGCCGACATGCCGGTCATGGGCACCGGCCGGCAACGGTTGGTCAATGGCGCCGAGTTGACCCTCCGACTTAGGGGATGGAGCCCGGACATCGCCATCATCGAGCGGGCAGGCGCCTTCCCAGGCCAAGGGGTCAGCTCAATGTTCAAATTCGGGCGCTGCCTGGGCGTCGTTGAAGGGATCCTCCACGGCCTCACCTGCCCGACCGAATACGTCGCCGCCTCGGTCTGGAAGCGCCACTTTAATCTACCAAAGGATAAAGAGAGCTCGAGAATGAAGGCGCTCCAACTCTTCCCCGGCCTGGCCCAAGACTTGGCCAGGAAGAAAGACGAAAACAAAGCCGAGGCACTTTTAATCGCACACTGGTTTTTGACCCACAGGGACACAACAAATGACAACCGTTCAAATATCGAAACCTAACCCCACCCGTAGTGCCGAGGACATCCTACGCTCGGCCCTGGATATCCTGTTGGAACGCGGCCGCGTCTACGGCCCGGCTGGGATCCACTACGAGGATCTAGCCAAACTGAAAGGCGCCTATTTTTATAGAGAGCCCACCGCCAGGGACATGGCCCTCGAGAACGTGCTCGAGAAGCTCGACCGGCTGCGCCGCTGCGACGCCAACGACCCTGCATTCAAGGACTCAATAATCGACGCGATCAATTACCTGGCGATCGCCTGGGAAATAGCATGATGGAGCTTGGAGAGATTTAATGGAGAAGAAAGATAACGTTGAGCGGCTCACTCACACCGTACCAGAAGCGGGCCAAATTCTTGGTATCGGTAGAAACACCGCATACGAAGGGGCGAAATCAGGGGAAATCCCAACCATCAAAATCGGTAACCGGCTGTTGGTGCCGAAGGCCGCACTTGAACGGATGCTTGCCGGTGACCTTGGCGCCTCTCAAACGAAAGACGAGGAATGATAATGGCGCCTAAGAACGGCTTCGAGATACACGGCCTGAAACACTCATCGGTCAGCCAGATCAACAAGTGGATCGAGGCGCCGGACGCCTGGGTCGCACATTATTTATTCGGCCGCCGCGGCTCGGGGTCATCCGCCATGTGGCGTGGGATTTTCACGGAGCAGGCCCTTGTCGGCGTGCTCGCCCACGGCCAGGACATCGATGACGCCGTGGCCCGGGCGGAATCAGATTTTGACGACAAAATCATGTTCGACGACGACGGCCGGGCCAATAAGGAACGAAGCAATATCCGGCCCATGACCGAGCTCGCTATTTCGAAGCTCGAGCACCTCGGCAAGCCGGATTTCCCCGAAGGGCATGACCAGCACAAGGTCAAAATGACGTGTAGGGGTGAGGGCTGGTCGCTGCCATTCATCGGCTACATCGATCTGAAATATCCTAAGCATAACCGCATCGTCGACCTCAAGACGACGCTACGCATGCCGTCCGTTATGTCCTTCGCCCACCGCCGGCAGCGCGGGTTCTATGAGAAGGCCAACGACGGCTACCACGTCTATTTCCTGTACGTCACGCCGAAGAAAGCCGAATTCAAGGACCATGGAAATCCCGACGAGATCATGCAGGAAATCAAGTTCCACCTGAACCGCCAGGAGAAATTCTTACGCGCCGGCACCAAGGACCAGCTCAAGGACATGGTTCCCGTCAATCCCGACAGCTTCTATTGGAGAGGCGACGAAGCCACCAGGATGGAGCTCTATGGGATATGAGGCGGTGCCTGAAAAATACCCGAAGGACTGAGGTTGAACAACTCGAACGGCGCTTAGTAAGAGTCAAGGACAGCGCCGGCACCGCTTTTAAGATGATGGCTAATTTTCCGGGGACCGACAAACAGATGCGCGCATACGCGACCAGGCTGTCCATAGCCGCGATTGACGATAGGGATTTGGAGCTCGTCCGCAGGATGACGCACAGCGACTTAGGCTACGACATCACCGGACATTGTGAAATATGTTCGATCAATTTGACTAATCCAGACGGCCGACCCAATGAGAAGGCCATGCCGTGCAACTTACCAGACTGTCCATATGAATGAAAAGAATTTGGATGAACGAGCCCGAGAGGATCGTTGGCCCAAGTTGGAAGGCCCCGCCAAAGGCCCGGTAAACGAAACGCAGGCTGTGTGCCTGACATCCAAAATAGTTCCCGTAGTGGGAAAACTGGCCGAAGGCCAACAACACAGAGGAGACTAGACGATGTATGACTTTGATGAAGGCGCCTCCGGCGCAGCGGGGCCGTTCCTGAATTGGCACGCCCGCGAGACGACCGACGGCGAGATTTCCGGAAGGACGTTCTCTCTCAGGGATGCCGACGGCAATCGCGAAGACGTCACGCCCAAGTTCAAAAAGGGTGTGGCATTCGACCTATCTACACTCAGGACGGGCTGGTGCTACTCGAACGGATCCCCGGGCGTCGCGCCCGAGTGGCAGTGGAACGACAGCCCCGCCAGATTCTCGCCCCAGCCGGCCGACGTCGGCGGCGATAAGTGGAAAAAGGGCTTCGATGTCCGTATCGCCATCGACAAGGAAACGGCCGCGACGTGGTCACAGGCCGGCGCCGGCGCATGGACGGGGCTGGTCCAGCTTATGAAAGCGGTCAAGGCCGACGACAATTACGACGAAAATAAGGCCGCGATCGTCATCTTCAAGGGCGGCGAGGAGCTGAAATACAAGAAGGGCTCGACCGTTGTGCCAACCCTTGAGCTTAAGAAGTGGGCCGACAAGCCCGAATGCCTGACGGCACCGGTCGAAGACGAGGCCGACGACGATGAGGCTGAAGGCGACGACGAATTCTAATCGTCGGGTGGGTATCTGCCCACCTGCCTGACGGTAAGGGAGGGGGTCAAACCTTTGCCCCCTCCCCCCCGTCGAGCCGCCAGAGGCACTGACCAAAGCACTTCTAAGGGCAGGACACTTCTTTATGTCACGCTACGAGAGATACGGCAAAGAATTATCAAATCTGGGATACGACATCACCCCCCTCAACGGCAAGGTGCCGATCTTAGCCGGATGGCATAAGCGCCCAGCCGCGGCCAAGGATTTTAAGCGGTATACCAAGTCCAACATAGGCATCGTATTGGGCGGGGCGTCGAACATCGTCGCCGTCGACATCGACGTCAGGCATGAGGGCGCGGCCGGCGTCATCAAGGATCTGGCGCTCAGCGAACTCGGGGCGGCACCAGAGCGGGTCGGAGCGGCGCCCAAGACGCTGCTGGTCTACCGCTGCTCGGAGCCCTTCACCAAGGTCAAGACGGGTATCTACGACATCGAAGGCATGGACGCCAACGTCGAGATCCTGGGCGATGGCCAGCAGTTCGTAGCTTCAGGCAAGCACCCCGACACCAAAAAGAATTACCGCTGGCCGAAAGACAGCATCATGGACGTCGGCCCGGGCGGCCTAACCAAGGTCACACCCAAGGACCTCACCGGTTTTCTGACGATGGCGTCCAATGCCCTCGCTGAACATGGCGACATCAAAGCACGGTCCCTGTCGGGCAACAGCAAGAACAACATGCACTTCGATTTCGCCAACAGTGAGCAGCAATCAACGGCCTCCAAGATACGCGCCGCCATGGCGTACCTGCCGAACGACGATCTCCATTACGACGACTGGGTCTACACCGCGCACGCCATCAAGGGCGCGCTCGGCGATGGCGGCCGGGAACTGTTCACCATCTGGTCGAGAAGATCGAAAAAATACGACAGCAGGGAGACGGACAGGCTCTGGCACTCGATCGGCGAGGTCAAGACCATCGGCGCCGGCACCGTATTTCATATGGCCGCCCGGCATGGCTACGATCCGGCGGAGCAGGCCAGGTCCGAGATCCTGGAGAAGGCGGCAAGGCAAGAGCGGCCAGAGCAGGAAGAACAGCCGCAACAGGTGGGCCCGGAAGATACGATAGATAAGAAAGAGCAGGTGAAGCATGACACCGGTGAACCGCCGCCGCGCTTCGCCGTCACCTGGTGGAAGAATATAGAAGCGACGACAGACACGACGGATTTCGTCGAGGATACCCTGGGTGGTCAACAGATGTCTGTGGTCTACGGTGAATCAAATACCGGCAAGACCTTCTGGGTGCTCGACCTCGCCTTCCACATAGCCACCGGCCGAAACTGGAACGGCCTCGAGGTCGACAAGGGTGCTGTCATCTATTGTGCATTAGAAGGCGCCCACGGCATCACCAACAGGATCGCGGCGCTGAAGTTCCATTATCAGGGCGACCTCGATAACGGCGATGCCAATCCACCTCTCGGCGTCATCACCACCTCCATCAACCTGTTGGACCCGAAGGCCGACCTTGGCGATCTGGTCACTGCCATCCAGCTCGAACAGTCCAGGATGGACGTACCCCTGCGCATACTTGTCATCGATACCCTGGCAAGGGCCCTGTCGGGCGGCAACGAGAACAGTCCCGACGACATGGGCGCCCTGGTCAAGAACACCGACGTCATCAGGGCCGCCACCGGCGTCCATGTCTGCCTCATCCACCACAGTGGTAAGGACCAGGCCCGCGGAGCACGCGGCCACAGCTCACTCAGGGCGGCCACCGACACCGAGATCGAGATATCCCGGCCGCCTGGGGGGGATATTTCAATGGCGCGGGTGACCAAACAACGGGAATTCGAGGGCGACCAGGAATACGCATTCGGCCTGACCGTCGTCGAGCTTGGGATAACCAGGCGCAACAAACAAAAGACGTCGTGCGTTGTTTATGAGGCCGACGTGAAAGACGCCAAGCGGGCCAAAAAAAGGCTCCCGTCAGGTAAGAATATGAAGATCGCCCTGAAAATACTGCTCAAGCTCTTGGATACGGACATCGCATATATCAGCACGGCCGAGGGTGCGCCAGGGTGTAAAGGCGTCAATATCGAGCCATGGAAACAGGCGGCATTCGAAGAGGCGCAATGGGGTTACGAAAGGCAAGCCAACCGATTTGATACGGCAAAAACAGCCCTAATTGCCGATGGCTTTGTCGGTCATAAAGGAGATTTCTTTTGGATAATTTAACCACCGTTTCCACCGTTTCCACCGTAACGGTGGAAGACGGAAAACGGTGTTTTACCACCGTTTCCACCGTTCCCCCTATAGGGAACGGTGAAACGGTGGTCACCGATCCCCGAAAACAAGGGTATTAACAATGAAGCAACGTAGACCAGATCGATTGACCAACCCAGACGCGGTCGGCTCCGCTCAGGCCGAGGCCATCTATGCGGCCTGCCGCTCCACCGACACCGTGGCGGTAGCCATGGAGCAGAAGTGGGGCTTCGACAGGCTGCCGACACTGGTCGAAGCCGACCTCGCCGCTAAGTTTGGCCGTGCCAAGGCCCAGTTGGATGCCGCCATCGACGACGGCGACGCTGAAATGGTGGCGCAGAAGGCGAAGGCAATGGCGCGCGGATGGCGCGCATTGGACGCTGCCGCGGACGCCGCCGGCGCCGACGTCGTGGTTGACGTCGCGTTGGGATGGCTGCGCCGGCATCCGGAGACGGGCGTTGGGTACGTTATCACAAAGGACAATGCCACGGCAGGCGCGCTTAGGGCCAACGGTGTCGGCGGCCGTATCTACACCATGGCAGAGGTCTGCCGCATCATCGAGGCCCTCGAGGAAAAATCAAATGGCGTCGTCCCGGAGGCCAAGGATATATGGGAAGCTGAGGTCATTAATGTCCGTAATGGCGGCGACACACTCGATGACAAGATTCCATTTTAAATAGACGCAGCGACTTGGGCCTTCGACTATGGGGGCCCAGCTCGGTGCGCCTATTGTGGCATCGAACTAAATAGGAGATCACTGTGAAAAGGAAAGTAACAACCGAGTTTACCACCGCATCACCATTGGGCGACATCTTCGCCGCGTTGTCGACGTTGAACATCGATAATCTCAGCGTCAAGGTTAACACCGTTGCTGAAAAAGGTAATGGCGCGCGTCGTGGTGTTCATAAAAAAGGAAACGGTCGGAGCCGTCCGCCGCACTACAAGGACAGCCGTATCGTTTGGAATGAGGAGGATGGCAACATCGATGTTAATGCCAGCCTCGCTAAGATGAATATTTCACGCGATATTCTGCTGAATACCATTACTCGCGTCGGCACTGCTGAGTATGCTGTAAAAAAGGGTATGTTGCGGCAGGAGCAATTTCCCCCGAATCAGCATCTTTAGATATTAACGACCGTCCTATGTGTTTTTGCCTCATAGGGCGGTTGTTTTTATGGGAGAAGGGGGATTCGCATGAGTGTTTTAACGGCGGACGGCTTTGATGACGCTATCATCGGTATAGGGCGGCGGTGCGGTCAGCTAGATATCGTTGCCT